GGAAAGAAACAAGTAAACGAAAAGTTAATATTTACAGATTTCAAACAAATAGTCTTTTTACAAATGAATTTGGTTTGATATTGCCAAAAGAAGATGTAACGATTGCTATATGAAAAACAACTCTGACGATTACTTAGCTTGGTGGTATATCGGTGTAGCCAAAAAACGAGGTTGGCCTGAAGTTGTACGCTTGTTGGCCCAATACCCTAAAAAAGAAGAACGCATTAAACAGTTAATAAAAAGAAAGCTAGGAAAATGAGTGGATGGTTAGTAGCAACGGTAGGCGTAATCTATTTTTGCACCGCAATAGATTCGTTTTTTAAAGGAAACATGGGCTTGGCCGTAGCATTTTTAGGCTATTCAATAGGAAGTATTGGATTATGGATGCAAACAAAATGAAAGAATTTGACCCACACGATGCAATTAATTTTATTTACACAACTGCACCTGAATACGCTAAAGCCAAGGGCCAGCTTGCCCAGCTTGAGGCTTATAAGTCTAGCCTTAAATCTATAATGATGAAGAAATCCAGCGAACAAAGTCTTGGCGCACAAGAGCGTGAAGCATATTCAAGCCAAGAGTACCAAGACTTGTGTGTAGCCATCGGAACGGCCACAGAGCAGGCAGAAGCATTAAAGTGGAAGATTACAGCCGCTACCATGCGTTTTGATGCGTGGCGTACCGAACAAGCAAGCAACCGTAACTTGGAAAAAATGACCCGATGATGACCCTTACAGAAGAATTCTTAATCCTTAAAACTTTAATCCGTATGTACGATGAAGCACTATGCAAGGGTGATCCTGTTATCCTTTTGCAGTTAAGTGTTGATATTGCTGAAAGTGCTGAAAAATTAGAACAATTGTCCTGCGACCACGCAAATGGCCACTAAAGCCGAAAAAGAACTCTACCGAAAAACTGCTGAACTGGGATGCTCATTATGTAGGCATCAAGGTAACGAAGGAACGCCAGCAGAATTGCATCACATTAGACGAACTAGTAAGCGAAGTAATGCCCCTGTTATACCGTTATGCCCCTATCACCATAGAGGATCAAATACCAGTATTCACGGAATGGGTCGAAGGCGTTTTGAGCGAGAGTACGCCATCACGGAAGAACAACTTTTGGTACAGACCGAGGAATTACTAAATGCTTATTCTTGATTTACCATTGCCTCCATCTGTAAACCACTACTGGGGGCAACACGGGCATAGGCGCTTTGTATCTAAAGCTGGCGTGGCTTTTAAAGAAAAAGTAGCAGAATATGTTATTGACTACCGTGTACCCAAGTTAGGCACGGCACGACTGGCAATGACTGTAGTGTTGTTTCCTAAAGACCGCAGAAAACAAGATATTGACAATAGAATCAAAGCGTTGTGGGATGCACTAGCTGATTCTGGTGTATTTGACAACGATGAACAAATAGATACATTATTTATTGAGCGTGGCGAAATAAAAAAAGGTGGCGGTTGCCGTGTATATATTGATATTCTTGATAAAATAGAAGAAAATGAACCCATAAAATAAGGATTCGTATGGAAAAGTCAATGGCGTTGTTCTTAGCAACCTTGCTACATTCTGGGACAAACACCCATTTTTTCCATTGGGCTACCAAGTCTTACGCTAAACACAAGGCTTTGGGCGGCTTTTATGAGCGAATTATTGAATTAACCGATGAGTTAGCAGAGGCTTACTTTGGTTGTTACGGTCAAATAACTGAGTTTCCAAGCACATATCACCAGCCAAAAGAACCTTTGGCATACCTACAATCATTGCAAAAGTTTGTAAAAGAAGCCCGTAATGATCTGCCTACTGATTCTGAAATTGTCCAGTTAATTGACAATATTGCCCAAGAAATTGACACAACCATCTATTTACTTAAATTTAAGAGTTAATCATGCCATTAGACAAATCAGGTACAGAAGCATCCGTAGGTAAGAATATTAAGGCTGAAATGAAAGCTGGTAAAGGCAAGAAACAAGCCCTAGCAATTGCCCTTAATGTTGAGCGTGATAACGCCAAGGGTGAGCGTAAAGCCAAGCTAGAAGAAGCCTATGGCCGTTTCTTAGGTGAGCGTGATGAGTGACGGTTTGTACGCCAATATCCATAAAAAAAGGGCTAGGATAGCCGCTGGATCTGGTGAAAAAATGAACAAAGTTGGCTCAAAAGATGCGCCATCCGCTAAAGATTTTAAAGAATCAGCTAAAACACGCAAAGAAGTCATTACTGAAAAAATGAAGGATATGTGATGGACAAAATGATTCCAATTACCCACATGAGCCGCAAATACAAAAAAGAAGATGCAATGCTTAGACCGCATACTGAAACTACGCTAGAAAAAAACCAGCGTGAGCGTTTAGAGCGTAGAGCCGCACTTGCCGACAAGTTAAAAGATTTGGATAAAGAAGTTTTGTAATGGCTACGCTGGCAGAAGTCTTACGGAGTTTTACACCGCCCACTACATCGGCTCTAGCTGACCCGATCAAAGAACATTTCCGCACTCTGCCACAGCAATTAGAAACAAACCAACGGGCTATGGATAGAACTATGGCTGGTATGGACAAAACAGACATCATGGGTAGGCCAAACCCTAATTACTACCCTGAAGCTAGGAATGAGTTTACGCAGAACTATATGCCAGCAATCATGGGATCTTATCTGCCGTCTACCCCATTAAAGCCAAATCTTGAAGTTGGTAAGCGTTATGTCCGTGAATTTTTAGGTGGTTTAGCAGATAAAAAACAAGTTCCTATTGAAAGCCTTAAGGGTTCAAGTGCAATGATTATGCCTTGGGACAGCACCAGCCGTAATTACGCAATTAAATCTATTTCTGACGAAGCGTTACCAAGAGATGTAATTACTCATGGCGGTCATGATTACGCTCGTGATTTGGCTCATATAGAGCAAGGTATAGCTGGCGCATCTAATCTTGGTATTGCTAAGCGCATACAAAATCGTGATGCCATTGCTAGGATGGAAAATCTTGCCGCTGGTGGTACTGGAAATATCGTACATTTACCAGTAAGCATGGGTGCTGGCGGTGAAAACTTTAGCGTAATGCCAACTGAAGCAATGCTTGGAATTATTGATGCCAGACAGCCAAGCAAAAAATTTATAAAAGAATTAGACCAAAGTATTAGACAGTATAAAGACCCACAAAGAGGCACAAATCCATTTAGTAAGTTTGCTGGCATAGGAACAGAAGAAGGCCGTATGCAGTTATATTCTGGTGAAGGTGTTGCTGGTACAGCGGGTGATCTGCGTAAAGTATTTATTGACAGAACCGCTGGCTTAAAAGGTAGGCAGGAATACTTAGGCTTTAATGCTGAAGATTTAGCGGCCGCCTTGCGTGATCCTGCGCTTGAAGGAGTGCCAAAAGGTTATGTAGGCAATACATTAATACAGATTGGCCCTGAAGGTATGCATCTGCGCCCAAGCCAAAACCCCACTTATTCCACAGACTTTACTGGCAAATACATGGGAACGCTAGGTAACAATGTCCCAGTCGAAGTAATGTTTCCTAAATTATTTCCGCAATTTGAACAAGCATACGCCAATAAAAAAGGCGATTTGCGAAATATGGCAATTGGCGGTTTAGAAAAGAAGTCCTCTGGCGTGTCAGAGTTAATTGACCAGCAAGTTATAGACAATTATTACAATTATCTAGAACAACAAAAAAAGCTAGGCTTGTAACTCTGCTGTAAGTAACTCAGACTGTAATGCGTGTATGGCATCTTGTAGTAACGCCACATAATCATCATTACTAAGATCAATAGCCTTATCATTTAAATTGCAATTTAAGTTTCCTAAAGCATCACGGGTTAAATTAATTTCTGGCATGTCAAACTCTTTGATTTGTAATATAATTATACCAAGTATTAACCTATCTTAACAACTACTTGGTAAAGATATGCCCAATAAACAACAAACAAATAATCCTAAAGGTAGACCCAAGGGTAGCCCTAACAAGTCCACAGCAATGGCCAGAGAAGCGATTGCCAGCTTTGTTGATGGTAACGCTCACAAGATGGAAGAATGGCTTGAGCAGGTCGCTAAAGGCGTTAAAAACGATGAGGATAAATACATTGTTTTGCCTAATCCTGAAAAAGCATTTGGAATGTTGCAAAGCGTCATGGAATACCATGTACCTAAATTAGCCCGTACTGAGATGGTAGGCGATGAAACTGCTCCAGTAGTCCACATCTATAAATGGCAAGATGATTGAAGTAGTACATGAGTTTGAATACAAGGCTAGAGATGCGTTTAAAGACTTCCACAAACGGAAACAACGCTGGGCAGTTCTAGTCTGTCACCGTAGAGCAGGTAAAACCGTAGCTTCTATCAATGACCTAATCCGCAGGGCAATTAAAGAAAACAAGCCTGATGGCAGGTATTTTTACCTTTGCCCACTATACTCACAGGCCAAAACCGTAGCATGGGAATACTTGCTTAAATTTTCAGCACCTGCGCTATCTAAAGCTAACCAATCAGAACTATGGGTGCAACTACATAATGGGGCTAGGATTAGACTTTTTGGCGCTGATGCTCCAGACACGCTCCGAGGCAATTATATTGACGGAATTGTGCTTGACGAATACGCTGATATGAAGCCCCGTGTGTGGGGTGAGATCATTCGCCCTGCCCTTGCAGACAGAGGTGGATGGGCTACATTCATTGGTACGCCAAAAGGTCATAACGGGTTTTATGACATTTACAAGGGGGCTGAGAACAATCCAGATTGGTACTCCAAAACTTTAAGAGCAGATCAATCAGGCTTATTGCCACAATCTGAGCTAGAAGATGCCCAGCGCATGATGTCTGATAATCAATACGAGGCTGAGTTCCTATGTTCATTTGAAGCGGCAATAACTGGGGCGTACTATGGACAGGAGATGCGTAGGCTTACCGACCTTGAGCGCATTACCACCGTTGACTATGACCCAATGTTTCCTTGTCATACTGCTTGGGACTTAGGGTTTAACGATTCCACTAGCATTTGGTGGTTTCAGGTGGTGTACGGGGAGATACGGGTATTAGACCATCATTCCAGTAATGGCCAAGCAATACCGTTTTACACAGGTTTAATAGCACAAAAAGAATATGAGTTTGGGTACAAATATGGTTACCATTACCTGCCTCACGATGCACGGGCAAAAACTTTAGCATCTGGCGGTAAGAGCATAATTGAACAAATTGCGACAAAAATTGACATAAAACACCTAAAAATTGTTCCAAACCTGTCAATTCAGGATGGAATACAAGCAACAAGGCTTGCATTAACTAGAGCTTGGTTTGATAATAGATGCGAAGAAGGTATCGAATGTTTGCGTCAATATCAAAGAGAGTGGAATGATGATAAAAAATGCTTTAATGACCGCCCTAAACACGATTTTACAAGCCACTCTGCCGATGCGTTCCGCTATCTCAGCGTTGTTTGGAAAGATGAGGACAGCCCTATCCTCAAAGATTCAAGGATTAAAGGACTTCATGTCGGGCAAACGGATGTAACGCTCAACGAGATGTGGAAAGAAACCCCCAAAATAGTTAATCGCAGGATATAAAACATGGAACATACATACCAAGATTGGTACAACTGCATTGCCCAGTACGAGCGTACTTATAAAGAATGGGAAGGCAGAGCAGACAAGATTGTTAAGCGTTACCGTGATGACAACCGCACTAGGAATAACCCTAATGCCAAATTTAATATCCTGTGGAGCAATGTTCAAACCATTACCCCAGCGGTATTTGCCCGTTTACCAAGACCAGATGTAAGCCGTAGATTCCGTGATAACGATCCAGTAGGCCGAGTGGCATCAATGATGCTAGAACGGGCTTTGGAGTATGAAGTTGAACATTATGGTGACTATGCCAGCGCCATGAAACAAGCGGTTCAAGACCGTTTATTAGGTGGGCGTGGTACAGCTTGGGTTCGTTATGAGCCACATATTACTGGCGAAGCTGGTGGTGAAGGTGAAGGCGCACCCGATGACGGTTACCAGATTACAGAAGATATTGATGAAGCTGAAACCGAAGGCGGCATCCATCGTGAAAACCAAGAACGCATTGAATATGAGTGCGCTCCTGTTGATTATGTTCATTGGCGTGATTTTGGCTTAACCGTAGCCCGTACATGGGAAGAAGTAACAGCAGTATGGCGTAAGGTTTATATGGGCAGACCAGCCCTTGTTGAGCGCTTTGGTGAAGAATTGGGCGGTAAGATTCCGCTTGATACCAAGCCAGAAACATCCAAAACATTTAACGAAAAGATGGGCGAAGGTGCATCTGAAGCCGTTGTTTATGAGATTTGGGATAAAACTACAGGTCAAGTTTTATGGCTATCTAAGTCTTTAGGCAAGATCCTTGATACCCGTGATGATCCGCTACAGCTTGAAAACTTTTGGCCATGTCCAAAGCCAATGTTTTCAACCCTGACAACTGATACTCTTGTTCCAGTTCCTGACTTTGTTCTTTACCAAGACCAAGCAAGACAGCTAGACACGCTGGCAGATCGTATTGATGGATTCATTCAAGCCCTCAAGGTTCGTGGCGTATATGACGCATCTGAGCCATCCTTACAGCGTTTGTTTACTGAAGGTGAAAACAATTCACTTCTGCCAATTAAAAACTGGGGTGCGTTTGCTGAAAAGCAGGGCATGGCAGGAGCTATTAACCTTGTAGATATTGCCCCAATTGCTCAAGCATTGACTATGGCTTATCAAGCTATGGATCAGGTTAAGGGTCAAATCTACGAGATTATGGGCATTGCTGACATTCAGCGTGGCCAAACCGATCCAAGCGAAACACTAGGCGCACAGATTATCAAGTCTAACAACGCTTCAGGGCGTTTAAAGACTATGCAACACGATGTAGTGAACTTTGCTACAGCCTTGTTGCAGATCAAAGCACAGATTATTTGCCAGCATTTTACCGATGACACCATCGTTAAGATTAGCGGTGCAATGCAATTATCTCAGCAAGATCAAAAACTTATACCGAAAGCCCTTGAATTACTAAAGAATGAACCAGCTAAGAACTTCCGTATTGAAGTGACTAGCGATTCGATGATTTATCAGGATGAACAGCAAGAAAAGCAAAACCGCATTGAGTTCTTGGCCGCAGTCAGTAGCTATATGCAGACAGCCCTACCAGTAGCACAGGGCGTACCTGAACTTACTCCGTTGCTAATGGAAATGCTCAAGTTTGGCGTAACAGCGTTTAAGGCTGGCAAGCAAATGGAAGGCATGATTGACGAAACTGCTGATAAGTTCCGTGAACAAGCTAAAGCGGCAGAAGGTCAACCCAAGCCACCATCACCTGAAATACAAAAATTACAGATGCAAGCGCAGATGGATCAGGCCAAGATGCAGGCTCAATCTCAGCTTGAACAACAGAAGATGCAGATGCAGATGGAGCTTGAGAAGGCCAAGCAAGAATATCAAGCACAAGAAAACCAGCTTAAATTCCAGCTTGAAGAACAGCGCAATATGATGGATCGTGAGATGGAAATCAAGGTTGCTCAGATGAAGATGAATACCGAGCGCAATACTCAGGTCTTGTTAGCGCACATTAACAACGGTGCAAAGATCGAAGTTGCCCGTATCGGTGCTGATGAATCTACTGGTGAACAGGCTTATTTATCTGAAGAAGCTATGGCCGCATCTATGCAACACCCATTACAGCCTATTGCAGATGCTATTAGCCAAAGCAATCAACAAATGACATTAGCCCTAGGTGACCTAGTAAACACTATTAACGAAAACCACAATAGACCTAAACAAGTGGTACGGGGACAAGACGGTAAAATTATTGGGGTTCAATAATGGCTATAACAGTCAAACATAAGTTTGTCAGCGCAATACCTGATGCTGGTGATACTACAATTGTTCAGCCGTCTAATTGGAACGATAGCCATGATTTAGTAGGAACTGTACCTGTAGCTAACGGTGGTACAGGTGCGGCAACACTTACAGGTTATGTTAAGGGTAGTGGCACGGCTAATATGACAGCCTCATCTACTATTCCTAATACAGATATTACTGGTCTTGGCACGGCATCAACTAAAGACGCAGGCGTAGCCAATGGCGTTGCAACACTAGACGGTAGTGGTACAGTACCAATTAGCCAATTACCAGCCGCAGTTTTAGGAGCATTAAGTTATCAAGGCACATGGAACGCCTCTACTAATACACCTACTCTCACCAGTTCTGTGGGTACTAAGGGTTATTACTATGTTGTTAATGTTGCTGGTAGCACTAACCTCAACGGTATTACTGATTGGGTGGTGGGCGATTGGGCGGTATATAACGGATCGGCATGGCAGAAGGTAGACAATACTGATGCGGTAACTAGCGTAAACGGCTATACAGGCACAGTAGTATTAACTGCCGCAGATGTAAGCGCAGTCCCATATACAGGTGCAACAGGCGCAGTAGACTTAAACAACAAGTCTTTGACCAATGTAAGTAATTTAGGCGTTGGAACTGCTGTTGTACCAACTATTAAGATTAGGGCAATCGGTGATAACAACTCATCTTCCCGTATTGCTATGCGTGGTTATTCAAGTGATGCCAATAGTTCTGCTATTCGTGTTACTAAATTTAGGGGTACGGCTGGCGCACCACAAGCACCACAAAGCGGTGACAGTTTAGGTAAGTTTGAATTAGCTGGTTACGGCACAACTTCTTCAGAAGGTTATCCACAGGCTTCTTTAGAGGGTGTTGCTACAGAAGCGTGGGGTGCTGTTGCTAGGGGTACAAAGGCTGTAATCAAAGTTACACCTAATACAACAACTACCCAAGTTACCGCTTTAACCATAAACCAAGATTCAACTGCTGTTTTTGCAAATACAGTAACTGCTAATGGCACTTTGCTTACAGGTAATACAGGCACAGTTACAAGCGTAGCAGCAACCGCAGGCACAGGAATAACTGTTAGTGGTAGCCCTATTACTACTAGCGGTACATTAACTATTACCAATAGTGCGCCTGACCAAACAGTAGTTTTAACTGCTGGCACAGGCATAAGCACTAGCGGTACATACCCTAACTTCACTATTACCAATACAAGCCCATCTAGCGGTGGCACGGTAACTAGCGTTAGCGGAACTACTGGTCGCATTACTTCTACAGGTGGAACAACCCCTGTAATTGACCTTGCAAGTGGTGTAGCAACGGCTGGAACAACTGGTTCATCTAGTCTTATTCCAGTAGTCACTATTGATACTTATGGTCGTGTAACTAGCATAACTACCGCTTCTAATCCACAAGGGACAGTTACTTCTGTTACTGGAACTGCCCCAGTAGTAAGTAGTGGTGGTGCAACCCCAGCTATTAGCATGGCTGCCGCCAATACAACAACTAACGGTTATTTGACAAGTACCGATTGGAATACTTTTAATGGAAAAGGTAGTGGGTCTGTAACTAGCGTAGGTGGCACAGGCACAGTAAACGGTATTACATTAACTGGCACGGTAACTTCAAGTGGAAATTTGACCCTTGGTGGCACATTATCCAATGTAAGCCTAGCTACCCAAGTAACTGGCAATTTACCTGTAACTAACTTAAATAGCGGTACAGGTGCAACATCTAGCACTTATTGGCGTGGTGATGGCACATGGGCAACAGTAGCGGCTAGTCCTGCTGGTTCTGATACCCAAGTTCAATACAACAATGCTGGTGCTTTTGGCGCTAACTCTAGCTTTACTTATGCAAGTTCAACATTGACCGCACCTAACCTAGTTGCAAGCAATGGTTTAGTAATGAACAACGCCACAGTAGGCGCAAGTTTTAGTATTGCTAGTGGATATAATGCAATGTCTGTAGGCCCTGTAACTGTAGCAACAGGTCAATCTGTAACTGTTCCTAGCGGTAGTCGCTGGGTAGTTTTATAAGGTAAAAAAATGGCATCCATTGTTATTTCAGGTGATACAAGCGGAACAATTACATTAACTGCCCCTGCTGTAGCAGGAACACAGGCAGTTACATTGCCTTTAGTTGTTTCATCTTCAACTACAAACACAGTAACTAATAAAATTTCCATTGTTATCAATGGCACAACTTATTATTTATTGGCTTCTACTTCAGGTACATAATGGCATCTATTATTAGAACTGGTACAACTAGCGGAACAGCTTTTAATATAAGCCCTGACACAACAGGAACTTTAGCTTTAACTGCTGATTCAGGCATTATTACTGCCGCTTCAACTACAGGCGCTTTAGTTGTTCCTACTGGTACTACTGCACAAAGACCTAGTTCTTTAGCGGCTGGAATGATTCGCTACAACACTACAACAAATGTTACTGAAATTTATTCAGGAATTGCATGGATTTCAATTACAAATCAAGGATATTCTGCTAGTTATTTAATGGTTGGCGGAGGTGGTTCAGGGGGTGGGGTTGTTAATGCGCCTGTTGGTGGTGGTGGTGGCGCTGGAGGCTTGCTTAGTGGAACAACAACATTAACCATTGGAACTACATATACCATTGTAGTTGGCGCTGGTGGCGCAGGGACTACTACTACAAATAATGCTGGTACAAGTTCGACTGCAATTAGTTTGACTGCTGTTGGTGGTGGGTATGGTGGTGGCGCAGGCGGAAGTATTCCAAATAACGCAGGAGGAAGCGGTGGTTCAGGCGGTGGTGGATATGTAACAAATTCTGGCGGTAGCGGAACTTCAGGGCAAGGTTTTGCAGGTTCTTCAGGTGTTGTAGGTACTGGGACTTATTCTTCTGGAGGCGGAGGTGGCGCTGGTGCAGTAGCTTCAGCAGGAACTGGCTCAAATGGTGGCGATGGTGGTGTAGGCGCATCAAATTCAATTACTGGTAGCGCAGTATTTTACGCTGGCGGTGGAGGCGGAGCAATTACTACTGGAACTGCTGGTGCAGGTGGTAATGGAGGAGGTGCATCTGCTGGTGCTGGAGGAGGTACAGGGGGCGGAGGAACTGCTGGCGGCAACGGTTCTGCCAACACAGGCGGAGGCGGAGGCGGTGGAGGCGGAAATGCTAATTACACAGCAACTGCGGCTGGAGGTAATGGGGGTTCAGGGGTTGTTATTCTTTCTGTACCTACTGCAAATTATTCAGGCACTACAACTGGTTCACCAACCATAACTACATACCTGACAAGCACTATTATCAAATTCACATCTAGCGGTACATACACAGCTTAAAAGGAGATTTACATGGGACATTTTGCAAAAGTAGTAGACGGAAAGGTTACTCAAGTTATTGTGGCTGAACCTGATTTCTTTGATACATTCGTTGATTCAAGCGCAGGTACATGGTTACAGACTAGCTATAACACGCATGGCGGTCAGCATACAAATGGCGGCACACCCTTGCGTGGTAATTACGCTGGTATTGGCTACACATACGATGCTACAAATGATGTGTTTTATGCCCCACAACCATACGCAAGCTGGACAATTTCAGCCCCTACATGGACATGGGAAGCGCCAGTAGCTTATCCAACAGACGGCAAGCCATACAAATGGGATGAAGCTACTACATCTTGGGTTGAAGTAACAATTTAAGGAGTTATATGTCTGTAATTATTGATGGCACAGCAGGTATAAGCCCTGCACAATGGACTACTGCTGGTAGACCGTCAAGCCCTGCATTGGGTCAGCAAGGATATAACACTACATTATCTGCTTATGAAATTTATGCTGGTTCTAGTGGTGGGTGGGTTTCAGTTGCTTCAAATGGTTACACAGTCAGTTATCTTTCTGTAGCTGGTGGAGGTGGCGGGGGCGCAGTAAGGCCTACTATTACAGGAAATTATGCTACTGGAGGCGGTGGAGGCGCAGGTGGGTTTTTAGCCAATACCACTACCTTAACTTCAGGAACTGTTTATTCAATATCTATCGGTGCTGGGGGTGCTGGTGCGCCTGATACAGCAAATAATGGAACATCAGGTTCAAATACAACTGGATTATTGCAAACTTCTGTAGGCGGTGGAGGTGCGGCAAGCGGAAACTATACTGGCTTGTCAGGCGGTTCAGGAGGTGGCGGTGGATGGGGCGGTAGTGCTGGCGGTAGCGGAACTAGCGGACAAGGCTATGGCGGTGGTATTGGCGGTGGCGCTTCAGCTTACGGTGGAGGGGGCGGTGGAGGCGCAAGTGCCGTAGGGACTGCTGGAAGTTCAACCAATGGTGGTAACGGTGGGGCTGGTTCAGCTTCTGCACTTTCAGGGACAAATACATACTACGCTGGAGGTGGTGGCGGTGGTGTTTACATTAGCGGAACTACAGGAGTAGGCGGTACGGGTGGGGGCGCAAATGGTGGTGCTTCAGGCGGTGGAAATGGTAATGCCGCTTCTGCCAATTTAGGCGGTGGAGGAGGAGGCGCATCAGGAACTGCTGGTTCTACGCAAACTGGTGGCGCTGGAGGTTCAGGCATATTTATTATTTCTTATGCTGGTTCTCAGCGTGGTACAGGTGGAACATATACATCATCTGGCGGTTATAGCATCCACACATTTACAACATCTGGCAATTACACAGCCTAATGTTTTCTACTGCTTTCCAAGCTAATGCGTTTCAAAATAACGCATTTCAAATATATGGCCAACCACCTGTAGAAACTAGGGTAGGCGGTGATGATGCTTGGGTAACAAAAGAAGAATTACGCAGAATACAAAAGATTCAGCTAAAGATTGCTGAACGCCAACGCAAATTAGAGCAAGCTACAAAAGATGCTAATGCTTCACGCAAGCAAGCATTTAAGGATTTAATTGATCCTGTTGCTAAAGTTAAGCAAACTAAAGTACAATCAAAACAAGAGGTTAAGGCTGATATACCGTTAGCTGAAACAGAAGATTTACAACGGTCAATAAGCTACCTTGAAAGACAACGGGATAACATCCTTGCGGCAGTAGCTTACAGACAAGAAGTTGCAAATATTGAAATGCAACTAATGGTAATGGAAGCCAAACGCCAAGAGGAACTTGACGATGAGGCCGCACTATTACTACTGCTCCACTAGATCCACATTCGGAATACAAGAAGGCTTACGAACACCTACACGCTGGTCGCTATGAAGCTGGTTTTAGGGGGTTTGAATACCGCTGGCATCCAGACATTATTGCCAAACAAGCCCAGCCTTATGCACCTGCGTTAAAAATGCCAGTATGGAGGGGTGAACCGCTAATCGGTAAATCCATCACAGTTCAGATGGAGCAAGGCTTTGGTGACATTATTATGTTTGCCCGTTTTTTGCCTGCATTGAAGGCTTTAGGGGCATCTAGGGTAGTTGTCTTGCAAGAAGGTACATTGCACCACCTATTAGGTCAAATACACGCTGTAGATGTGTTTAGCAACGATCTTGAAAATGGTGTTGCCAAAGAATCTGATTATTGGATTGGCTCAATGTCTTTGCCGTACTACATATCGCTGTCGCATCCTATTATTAAAGCTATGTTTCCAGTAACACGGAACAAAATTATGGGTTCTGAAGGCTATCTTCACGCCCAACCAAGCAACATTCCGCCCAAGATTGGCGTAAATTGGGAAGCATCCAAGCAAACTTTGTATTACATCAAATCTATTGCCCATGAACACATGGAAGAAATGATTGGTGATGACGCTTATTCGCTAAATCCACAGTCAGATGGCTTATTTCACCCATTACCTAACGATGGTTGGAAGCAAAACTGGGTTAAAACTGCTTCACACATGAAGGCCATGAAGGGAATTGTTACTGTAGATACAGGAACGGCTCACCTTGCAGGCGCATTAGGAGTAAAAACCATTGTTTTATTGCCAAAAGAAGAATTTGTCTGCTGGCGTTGGAAAAATGCCCGTTGGTATGACAGCATTTGCTTACTTAGACCCCACGAATACGATCAATTGCCCGAACTTATTAGGAGAATGTAATGGCTTTAGTAAAAATGACCGTAACCTGTAACCATTGCAAGGTTTCCCATGAGGAATACGACCCAGCGCACTATGATGACCGTGAAAAGTACCTTGCTTACTGGAATTTGCCATTTGAAGGCGAAGAAGCTGATAAAGCATGGCAGGATAAGTTAAACATGACCCCAAAAGAAGCCCCAATCGTCATATCAGACATTGAAGGCCACATATCTATGGCTGACGGTCAATGGGTAGGTAGCCGATCAAGCCATCGTGAAAACCTTAAACGCAATAATTGCGTTGAAATAGGCAATGATGTGTCTTTTGAGCAAAAAAAACATGAATTAAGCAGGTCAGAAAACGAATCACGCAAGCGTCAAATTGCCGAACTTGCATACGCAAAACTTAGATAAGGAGCATCAAATGAGTGAAGAATTAGACCGCAGAGAATTGCTCGAATCCGCATTAGAACAAGCCGAAGAAGGCACTTTAGAAGCCCCTGTTGAAAAGGAGATTGAAGTAAATGACGATCCAATCCAAGCCGAAAACGCCAGCGAAGAAAGCACCCCTGAAGAAAGCAACGACCGTGACGAAAAAGGTCGTTTCAAAAGTAAGTCGGAAGAAACCAGTAGCCAAGACGATTCCGATCAAGAATCTGAGCCTGTGGCAGAAGCTAGTGATGACGCTCAAGAAGAAGTAAAGCGCCCTACTACTTGGAAAAAAGAGTATGTAGAGGTTTGGGAAAAGATGAAGGGTGGCAAGCCGTTAAATGAACAAGAGTTCGTTAAGTTTGCTGAATACGCCAATCAGCGTGAAGCTGAGTACAAGAAGGGTGTATCTGCCTATAAAGCCGAAGCTGACAATGCCCGTCAACTTACAGAGGCTATTGGGCCATTCGTTCCTGAACTACAGCAACAAGGTATTCATCCTGTAGCTTGGATCAATAACCTTGGCAGAGCGCACATGGTTTTAAGTAAAGCGCCATACGAACAGAAGGTTCAGATGTTCCATAGACTTGCACAAGATTATGGAATACAATTAAATTCAGATAGCTTACAAATGCCAGAACAGGCGTATGTAGACCCATATCAACAACAGTTAATGCAACAACTTCAAGCTACACAGCAACAAGTTCAGCAACTGTCAGCGATACGGGATCAAGAGGAAAATGCACGGTTGACCAATGAAATCAGCCGTGTAAGTAGCGACAGAGAGCGGTTTCCGCACTTTGAAATGGTACGGGAGGATATGGCTCAATTACTTGAGCGAGGTTTAGCCCAAGACCTAGAATCGGCTTATGCCAAAGCGGTGCGTATGAATGACGAAGCGTACAAGCTAGAGCAGGAAAAACTCCTGAGATCAGCCAGTACCCAAGCGTCTAAGGCACAGCAAGTAGCTAAAGCCAAAGCAACTGCGGTTAGTCCACGATCCGTTACACCTAGCGGTCAAGTGAATAAAGCAGATGCAAAGGATAGACGATCCTTGTTGATGGCTAATTTGGCCGATGCAGAGGGTGGTCGGGTTTAACTTAATTTAATAAAGGAAATATCATGGCTTTTGCTAACTCAGCAATCACCGATATTATCGCTACTACCATTCAAAGCCGTAGCGGAGTATTGGCAGACAACTTAACACAAAACAACGCAATTCTTCAGCGTTTGAACTCTAAAGGTAATGTTCGCCCGTTTTCAGGCGGTAATGTGATCCTTGAGGAGATCATGTACAACGATCCAAATACTAACAATGCTAACTCTTATAGTGGCTACGAAGTATTGAACATCACTCCTGATAGCCCTATTTCTGCGGCTCAATTCTCAATTACTCAGTACGCTGATAGCGTAACAATGAGTGGTTTAGAAATGTTGCAAAATAGCTCAAAAGAAGCAATTATCGACCTGTTAGATGGCCGTATGCAAGTTTCTGAGGCTCGCTTGTTAAACCGTATTTCTACTGACATCTATGGTGACGGTACAGGTAATGGCGGAAAAAACATTACAGGTTTGGCGGCCGCTTGCCCAGTTTCAAATACCACAGGAACTTACGGTGGCATCAACCGTGCTAACTGGACATTCTGGCAGAATCAGTCATCCACAGGTGCTGACACAGCCGCATTGATCCAAGCCGCTATGACTTCAGCCGCTATCAAGTCCGTTCGTGGAACTGATAAGGTTGATTTAATTGTTGCTGGTAACACTCTGTATCAACGCTATGTAGCTTCATTGCAAGCTATTCAGCGTATTGCTGGTGTAGACGAAGGTGCGGCTGGTTTCGCATCACTCAAGTTCTACGGTGGCGGTATGTCTGCTGATGTGGTATTAGGCGGTGGTTATGGCGCTCAAGAAACTGCAAACTATATGTACTTCTTGAACACTAACTACATTTTCCTACGCCCACACAAAGAGCGTAACTTTGTACCTATCGGTGGCGAGCGTCAGTCAATCAACCAAGATGCAATCGTGAAGTTATACGGTTGGGCTGGTAACTTGACTTGTTCTAACAGCTTCCTACAAGGCGTGTTGACAGGTACTGCTTAAGTATCTATTAACTCAACTTAACGAATAGAAAAGGAATTATCATGGCTTATACCGTTCTCCCTATCGCTGGCGTGGATTTGTACAATACAACAACTACAAATCCTAATTCCGCTGGCACAGCAATTGCAACATTTGGCCCATTAGGTGCTGAAACTTTCGGTAGCGATGGCTTCCGTTATGTTTTTGCCCAAGCTGGTGTAGCTATTGCGGCATCAACCGCTACTTGCGTAATCAACGCATCAACATTCCAAGTTACCTTGGGTGCTGGTACTTATGTTGCTGGAGCTTCTATGGCTTCTGGTGACTATGGTTGGTTTGGTAAGGCTAGTGTTTAATAGTTTTATGTAGTAAAAACAGGGGGTTACCTTAACTGGTAGCCCCTTTTTTTCAATTGTTTTACCTTTAATACCTTGAAGGAGATTTAAAAATGGCTTTACCATCAGATGAGCAGGGTGCAGATGCACGATTACAGGTTCGTTTTTACAAGCGAGCAGTTCAGCAAGAACAGGAAACATTGGATGCTGGCAGACCAATATACAAAGAGTTTGACTTTGTGCATATTTGCGTTGCTGGCGATACATTGACCGAAATCGACACTTATGTACTAAACAACCATAAGTTACGATTCCCAGTTCAATGGGCGCAATACATGAATCGTGTAGGTGCGGATGACCAACAAATTGTTGGAACTCCTGTATCTGAATGGCCTATTGTGTCCAAATCCCAAGCTGAAGAACTACGGGCTTTGAAATTTCACACCGTAGAAGCTATTGCAGGCGCTTCTGATGCTCAATTACAGCGTATGGGTATGGCGGCAGGAATGTCACCTTATGCGTTCCGTGATAAAGCAAAGGCATTTTTAAATTTAGCCACCAATGCGGCAGAAACTGACAAGCGTGAAACAGAAATTAACGCTTTGAAAGAAGAACTTGCCAAAAAAGAGTTAGAAACTGCTAAAATGAAAGCAGAAACAGATGCGAAGCTGGCCCAAATGCAGGATCAAATGGCCGCTATACTTGCCGCTGTTGGTGAAAAGAAACCCCGTAAACAGAAAACGGTAGCCACAGAGGAAGCCTGATATGTCATCAACAATGCTTGAACTTGTCCAGCAAGTAACTGCTGAACTTAACTTAGCCGTACCTACTTATGTAGCAGGAAACACAAACCAAGATGTGCAACAAATCTTGGCTTTGATGAATCGTGCAGGGTACGATTTGATTAAGGAACACAATTGGCAGGCATTGGAGTTGGAATACAGGTTTTATACAAACGCAATAACCACGACCTGCACTACTGTTAATGGCACACAAGTTTTAACTGCTATTCCCAGTACCGCAGGTCTGGACAAAAACTATTCTATTGTTGGCACGGCAATTCCCCAAGATACTTATGTAGATGAGGTTCTTAGCGCCAATTCGGTAACAACTACACAGCAATCTTCAGCAACATCAGTAGGGCAATCAGTTACTTTTAGCAGAACTATTTACCCTTTACCGCCTGATTACGAAACTATTACCGACAATACCCATTGGGATAAGACAAAACATTGGCAAATGCTTGGCCCAGTAGATGCCCAGCAATGGCAATGGCTTAAGTCTGGTTATATCTCAACTGGCCCAAGGGTTCGTTGGCGTATTCTGGGCAATAAGTTTGAAATTTGGCCACCATATAACACCCTTGAATATTTAGGCTTTGAGTACCGTTCTAAAGGCTGGGTGCGTAGTGCTACAGATGCGGTCAAAAACAGCTTTACTGCTGATACTGATACATCTGTATTAGACGATGCAATCATTGTATTGTTGACTAAACTCAAATATTTTCAAATTAAGTCTTTTGATACTACTGCGTTGCAACAAGATTACAGCCGTTATTTAAGCGTTGCCAAAGCTAATGACAAAGGTTCTGCAACTTTATCTTTTGCGCCACAGCCAAGTGCTGTATTAATTGGTTGGGCAAATATTCCCGATACTGGTTATGGAAGCTAATTATGGCAGTCGCACAAAAAAGACAAGCTGTAACTGCTAGTGTTTCTGCGCCTATTGGTGGCTGGAACGCTAGGGATTCTATTGCCAATATGCCGCCATTGGATGCGGTTGCTTTAAACAACTTTTGGCCTACACCAACTAGCGTACAACTAAGACTAGGCTATACAAGGTTCTCTACTGGCATTACAGGTCAAGTCAATAGCTTGATGAACTATGCTGGCGTAAGCAGTCAAAAGCTATTTGCGGCCGCAGGAACAAGCATTTATGATGCTTCAGGCTCTACTGCCGTAGCAGTCAAGACAATTACTGATGACAAGTTTCAATATGTCAATATTACCAATGCGGCAGGTCACTTTATGGTGGCCGTGAATGGCGTTGATCCTGCCCAGCTATACGATGGAACTAATTGGATTAGCATTGCTTCTACCGCAACTGCACAAACAATTAGTAGCATTACCAGAGGTGGTACAGGTAATCTAACGGCTACCGTTACTACTGCTTCACCGCATGGTTTAGAAACAGGCAATCAAATAACCGTAGCTGGCGCAACTCCAGCACAATTTAACGGTACATTTATTATTACCAAGACTGGTAACAGTACATTTACTTATGTAATGGCTACTGCCCCTGCTAACAACGCTACTGTTGTTGGCACTTATACTGTTTTGTACGCTATTACAGGTGTTAATTCAAATACTTTTGTTAATGTAAACCTATTTAAAAACCGTTTATATTTTACCCAAGAAAACAGTCTAAATTGCTGGTATTTAGGTGTTGATGCAATAAGTGGCCCAGCTTCTCCATTGTATTTTGGTGGAATTGCTAGAAATTCAGGTTTTTTACAAGCAATGGGTACTTGGACTATTGATGCTGGACAAGGCGTTGATGATTACGCAGTATTTGTTACTAGCATGGGTGAAGTTATTGTTTATAACGGTACTGACCCTGACAATGCAGATACTTGGGTGTTAAAAGGCGTATGGCAATTAGGTCAAACCTACAACCGTAGATGCTTTTTAAAGTGGGGCGGTGATCTTTTACTGCTCACTCAAGACGGTCTTGTACCATTAGCGGCCGCTTTGCAATCAAGCCGTTTAGACCCTAGAATCAATCTAACAGACAAGATTTACTACGAAATTAGCCGTTCAGCTTCTTTGTATTCAACTAATTTTGGCTGGCAATTGGCTTATTTTGCTAGTGAAAATATGTTAATGATTAATGTTCCAACAACGGGTGGAACACAACAGTTTTGTATGCACACCATATCTAAGGCTTGGTGTAGCTTTTCCAACATTGAAGCTAAATGCTGGGAAATAAGTTACGACCAAATGTATTTTGGTGGCAATGGTTATGTAGGCCGCTTTTGGGATTCTTACAGCGATAACGGAAACAATATTAATGCCCAAGTACAGCAGGCATATAGCTATTTTGACAGCGTAGGACAGCAAAAACGCTTCACAATGATTCGCCCAATATTTCAAACTGACAACGGTTTGCCTAGTGTTTTAGCAGGTATAAATACCGATTTTGATGCTCAAAACAGCCTTGGTGCTGTCAGTTTTAATGCTGTTAGTTCTACCCTTGGGGTATGGGACACGGCCGTATGGGATGAAGATGTATGGGGCGGCAATTTAGCCTTAACTAAGTTATGGCAAGGCGTAACTGGAGTAGGTTATTCAGGTGGCATTATTATGAAAATAGCCTCCCAAGGCATTGATGTGTACTGGATTAGTAGCGATTATGTAATGGAGCGAGGTGGCGTTCTGTAATGCGTCAAGTCACTACAGAAAATCAACAATACATGGGTGATTGGTTGGTTCGGTTAATGAACCATCCGTTACCAGAAGAAACGGTATGTATAGGTCAAGAAATTGACGGGAATTTGGTAGCAGTAGTTGGATTTGCTAGTTTTATGCCAAAAGCGTGTCAAATGCACATTGCGGCAGTAGACGAAGTAAATTGGATGAGTAGAGATTTATTGTGGGCGGCTTTCGATTACCCCTTTAATAAACTAGGTGTTAGCGTTATACTAGGTCAAATTTGTGCAGATAATGAATCTGCCCTAAAATTAAACCGACACCTTGGTTTTAAAGTAATAGCCGAAATACCTGATGCTCACATGGATGGTGACTTAGTGATTATGGCTATGAGGCGTGAAGATTGTCGCTTTCTTGACATCAAATGCCCTTTAAGAACAGCAAGAGGAGAATGACATGGGTGGTGGTGGATTTTTAGGATTAGGGCCTGCGCCAAGCGCACCAACGCCTCCTGATTACAGGGGTGCGGCACAAGAAACAGCGCAAGGTAACTTGCAAGCCGCACAAGCGGCTACTGCCGCCAATCGTGTAAACCAAGTTACTCCTTATGGAAACTTAAATTACACACAAAGTGGTACAGATTCTCAAGGAAACCCAACTTGGACAGCTACTACAAGCCTATCTGATGTTGGTCAAAAGCTATTAAACAACCAAAACAACGCTAGTTTAGGTTTGGGAAGTGCTATTAATGCACAACTTGGCATGGTTCAAGACACAATGGGTAGAGGTTTTAACCCTAATATTCCACAAACCCAAACTAGTCTAGGCTCTAATTATGTAACTGATCCTAACTATGCTGGCGGTATGCAAGGCTGGGATAAAGCAAACGAAATTTTGCAGGCTAGATTACAGCCGCAAATGCAACAGCAACGAGATGCACAAGCGGCACGATTGGCAAACCAAGGTATTGTGCAAGGTACTAAAGCATACGAAAACGCTATGCGTACCTTTAATCAAGGCCAAAACGATTTAACAACTAATTCACAATTAGCTGGTCAGCAAATAGGCCAAAACCTGTTTACACAAGGTTTGCAAGGCGGTCAATTTACAAATCAAGCCTTAATAAACCAAGGCAACTTTGGAAATACTGCACAGCAACAAGCATTTAACCAAGAACTTACTAAGTACAATTTGCCGCTTAATACATTAAGTGCATTGCGTACTGGCGCACAGGTTCAAAACCCATCATTTGTTAACTCTGCACAACAAGCTACTACAGGCGGTGCTGATATTTTGGGTGCTAATCAGATGGGTTACAACGCCCAGATGGGTGACTTTAACGCTAAAAATGCGGCACAGCAAAACTTTAATAGCGGCTTAATGGGTCTAGGCGGTGCTGGCATTATGGCCGCATCTGATGTTCGTATGAAAGAAAACATCAAACAGATTCATTGGTTGCCTAACGGTTTACCTGTATACGAATACGAATACAAGCCTGAATTTAAAGATCATCCTTTGGCTGGTCACGGTAAGTTTGTTGGCGTTATGGCTCAAGAAGTTCAAGCGCTTATTCCTGATGCTGTTGTTACCCTTGAAAACGGCTACTTGGCCGTAGATTACGGAAAAATCAATGCCTAATCCATATATTACTGATGTAAGCCCGTACTTTGCCCAGCAAGATCAAGGTTTATCCCCTGTTTTTCAAAATATTGGCCAGCAACAAGCCAATCAACAAGCCGCACTTGCACAGCAAAATCAATTAGTCCAACAAGCTGGTCAAACTCAGCAACAAGGCGGCATGAACCCTATGGCTATGGCAATGGCTTTGCGTAAAAAAGGCAATGGGATAACAGAAAACCCTACAGGTCTTGCTTACGACCAAAATGGTCAAAATCCTTATGCTTATACGCCAAAACAACCTGATTACAGCAATGTTGGTAATTTATTTTCTACAAGAGATTAATTATGGCCGCTGATATTGGAACACTTACACCAGAACAAATGTTGCAACAGCAACAGATTTTACGCCAGCAAAAAATGGCTGAAATGCTTATGCAACAAGGTTCTCAACAGCCACAAGGTCAAATGATTAGCGGCCGTTATGTTGCACCATCATTTACACAAAACCTTGCCAGTTTAGCCAATATGTATGTTGGTCAAAGAAATCTTGAAAAAGCAGATCAAGCGCAAATTGATTTAGCAAAACAATTAAGAGCAGACGAAACTTCTGCTATGGCTGATTTTATTCAGCAAAAACAAGGCAAAGCAGGTGTTGAAGGCGGTATTTATGGTCCAAACAACCAGATTACTACTCAAACTACTGCTGATATGTACGGCCCTAACATGGAATTGAATCCACAATACAAACAGGTTGCCCCTGTTGCCGCAATTCCAGCTAATCCTCAAGCGGCTTATGCTAATTTGTATGCAAATCCAAAAGCATCTGCCGCACAAAGAAATTTTGCGTTTACCAAAATGAACGCTGATCCTGAAGCGTTTACTTTGTCTGAAAATGCCGTTCGTTTTGAAAAACAACCTGATGGAACTGTTAAACAAGTAGCCGCAGGAGCTAAAAAACCTATTCAAATTGATACTGGAACTGCTATTGAGTTCCGTGATCCAGACAATATTAGTATTGTTTTACAAAGAATTCCTAAATCTCAAATGCCTACTGGCGGTCAAGTAATTGATCGTGAAGATGGAATTTATATAGTAAATCCTAGAACTGCACAAGCCACACAAGTATTAGGTTCAGATGGTCAACCATTAAAAGGTTCTCCATCCGCATCTTTAGGTAAAGAATTTACTGAATTAAACCAACAAAAATCCATTATTAATGGCGTTCTTAAAGGCGTTGAAAATAATAGAGATGCGTTTGGCCCTGCTATTGGTGCAAAAGGATCAATACCTTTTGGTGATGTTGCTCAAAACCGTAAATTTACACCTGCTCAATTAGAAGCACGATCTGAAGTATTTAATACTGCTTCTGCTGTCATTAAAGAACGGGCTGGTACTGCTCAAAGCGCAAGCGAAAAAGAAACAATTATGCGTTTCTTGCCATCACCGTTTGATGGTGCTGATGTAATTATTGGAAAAATGAATGGCTATAACCGCTACATTCAAAACAAAGAAGCAGGAACATCATCTGTTCGTGGTGCAGTTCCAGCTTATTACGGCAAAACCAGCAAAGAATTAGAAAATTCTAATGTTGCTCCAAAACCTGCAACTAACAATGCGCCAATGAGGTTTGCATCTGAAGCTGATGCGGCAAATGCTAAATTGCAAGATGGTACGCCAATAATTATTAACGGTGTTGAAGGAATTTGGAAAAACTAATATGCCATTTATACCTAATGCTCCCTCAACTGGTAGATTTGTTGCAAATGCTCCTGAACAGGGCAATATGTTCACGCAGTCTGCTGAAGATATACAGTACGACCCAATGTCAGGCGTTCCATTAAATACATCATCTTACGGTTCTGGGACTACTGGCGGCACAGATACAGCCCGTAAAGCACTTACAGCAACTGCTTCATTGCCTGTAAATATTGCAACTGGGGTCGCTAAAAACCCTGCTGGTGTAATTCAAGCATTTGGTAAATACTTTGGTGGCGGTCAAACTGGTGACAATATGGTTAACGCCATTAATCAGATTGAAGCAGGAACACAAAAGGCTTCAGGTGATGTAGGTGGTGCAATTAGTTCTGGTGGATCAATGGTTGGTCAAGCCGCCCCTTGGATGGCTACGGCTGGATCTGGAATGATTCCTAGTTTTGCCCAGCGTGTTGCACAAGGATTTGGTGTTGGCGTGGCTTCAGGTGTTGCATCTCCTGAAAAGGTTGGTTTAACGCCTGAAGAATTTGGCAACACTAAAATGGAAAACATGGGCATCCAAGGAGCAATTGGTGCGGCATTTCCTGTGGTTGGTGGTTTAATTAAAACAGGCTATAACGCTGTTAAAGGTGCAGTAGAGCCATTATATGAAGGTGGCCGAAATAAAATTTTAGGCCGTGCTTTGCGTGAGTTTTCAGGTGGTCAAGACGAATTGGCTATTCAAAACCTTAAAAACGCTAAACCTTTAATTGAAGGTTCAATGCCTACTGTTGGTCAGGCCGCTGGTGTACCAAGTTTGGCCGCATTAGAGCGTACAGCGGTAAATACGCCTGAAATGACTAATACTATTGCTGGTCGTAAAGCGGCACAAGCTAACGCACAAGCAACTGCTCTTAGTAACATTGCCAGCCCTACAAGATCAGAGAAATACCTTGATTTGCGTAAACAGCTAGGTGATGAACTATATGAGCCAGCACTACAAAAAGGCGTTGATTTTTCAACATTGACACCTGAATTACAAGCAGAATTTAAAGGATTGACAAAATCGCCATCTATTAAGTCTGCCATGCTTCAAGCTGGTGAAAATGCCTTAGACAAAGGTAAAGATATTGGAAACCCAGCAAATTCATTGCGTGGCTTGCATGAAACTAAATTTGCCTTAGACAGTCAAATTAACGCTTTAGAAGGAAGATTGCAAAACACTAAGAATCCTGCCCTTGATTCAGAATTAAAAGCAAAGATAACCGCAAAGAACAGATTGTTAAATTTCCTTGAAAATGACCAAATAAGCCCTGAATACAAGTTAGCTAGAGAAACATTTGCACGGCTTTCTAAGCCAATTGAACAATTGCAAAGTTTGCAAAATATTGCTGATAAATCTATTTCCGCATCTAAAGGCACGGTTAAATACGACACATTTTTTAATAATTTAAAAGCATTGAAAAAAGAAGGCGTACTGTCTGATCGTCAATTTGCCAGATTAGAAGCTATTGGCGAAGATATGAAGCGTGTAAAGTACGCTGAAACTGCTGGTAAAGATGTAGGTTCAGATACGGTTCAAAAATTGGCATTTTCTAACATGATGAATCAGGTTGGATTGCCTAATGCTTTGCGTAATTTTGCTCCTGCTGGAATAGTAGGTGGCGCATTAGAACGAGTAGGCGATGCGTTGTATGGCGGTGCTAATCAAAAGTTAAAAACAAAAATTGGCGAAACCATGCTAAATCCTGCTGAAGCCGCTAGGTTAATGGAAAGCGTAAGCCCTTACGAAATGTCGCAAGTAGGTCGAAATATGACCGACAAAATAGCTGAAGTAGAAAAAGCCAAACAATTGGCTAAAATGTTAATGATGCAAGGTATGTAAAGGAAAATTTATGTCACGCAATGGATCGGGTACTTATTCCCTACCTGCTGGTAACCCAGTAGTTACAGGCACAACTATTAGTTCTACATGGGCTAATACAACCCTTACAGACATTGCTAATGCTTTGACAGGTTCGTTAGCTACTGACGGTCAAACAACCGCTACTGGCAATCTCAATATGGGTACAAACCGTATTGTTAATACTTCTGACCCTACTAACGCACAAGATGTAGCTACCAAGAATTATGTAGATACTTATGTAGGCGCTTTAGGTACTATGTCCACCCAAAACGCTAATAATGTGGCCATTACAGGCGGTTCTATTAGCAGTATTTTGGAAGGCGCTACGGTTACTGGTACTGCCCCTTCTGCAAGCATTGATTATGATTTTAAAACCCAAGCGGTTCGTTATTACACATCTAACAACTCAACTAACTTTACCGTTAATGTCCGTGGAAACTCTACTACCAGTTTAGATTCATTGATGGCAGTAGGCCAAACGGCTACTTTAGTGTTAATGGTTACTAATGGTTCTACAGCCTATTACGCCAATGTAATTAAAATTGATGGCACAACCGTTACTCCTAAAACTATTAACGGCATAGCAATCACATCTGGTAATGCTAATTCTGTAGATATTTACACTTTAACCATTGTAAAAACTGCAAGTGCAACATTTACCACTTTTGCTTCACAATCTAAATACGCTTAAATATGCCATTTATAACAACCGTTGGTAACAATACTGCTGTTGGCTATGGCTTTAATTTAAGTGCGCCATATCCTGTTAGCTATTTATCAGTAGCTGGTGGGGGTGGTGGCGGTAATTGTTCTAGCTTTGGCTATCGTGGAGGTGGTGGAGGGGGAGCAGGCGGCTTATTAACTGCAAGCGCTATATTTATTCCTAAAACCGTTTATACGGTTACTGTAGGCGCTGGTGGCGCTTCAGCTACTACTGGTAGCAATAGCGTTATTACAAGCCTTGTAACATCTAATGGTGGTGGCTATGGTGGAGGCCAAGCAAGTAGCGGCATAGGTGCTACTGGAGGATCAGGCGGTGGCGGTCAAGCTACAACGGCATCTAGCGGTGGCGCTGGAATTAGTGGCCAAGGATTTGCTGGTGGTACTGGTGGTAGTTCAGGCGGATCAGGCGGAGGTGGAGGCGGTAGTAGTACCGTAGGTGCGGCATCCACTTCAACTCAAGGTGGTAATGGAGGCACAGGTACAACATCATCTATTACAGGCTCTAGCGTTGCGTATGCAGGCGGTGGAGGCGGAGGAACATATAACGGTACTGGCGGATCAAACCGTGGAACTAATGGTAGCGGTGGATCTGGTGGTGGGGGTAATGGCGGAACTGCTGGCGATGAAAATACTGCTGGTGATGGTGCAACTGCCGCTACAAGTGGTTCTGTAAATTCTGGTGGTGGTGGAGGTGGAGATACCGCTTTTGTTTACAACGGTGGCGCAACACAAACTAGCTTTGGTGCTGGCGCTGGTGGTTCAGGAGTAGTTATTTTTTCTGTACCAACAAGAAATTACTCTGGCTTAGTTACTGGTTCTCCTACTGTAACTACAAGTGGCTCTAATACAGTCATCAAATTTACATCATCTGGTACATATACTGCTTAAAGTGAACATTATGTCTTTTGAAATTGACCCCGTAAAGTATGGAGTTTTGTGGAATAAGGTTGAATCTTATGAAGCCAAGTTTGACGATATGTCTAAAAAAATTGACAAAATGGAAGCCAGCGTTGAAGAACTTGTTGCAATGGCTAATCGCAGTCGTGGTGGTTTTTGGGTCGGTATGGGGTTTGTATCGGCTATTAGTTCAATCGTGGGTTTTATCGCACATTGGTTTTCAAATAAGTAAATGATGTGGCAGATCCATTTGGAATATCTGAAGGCGTAAAAGGTCTTAGCGGTAGTTTAAATTCTAGCCGTGAAGCATCAAAACAACTTAGTAAAAGTATTGAAGATGTACAGCACGATGCAATTGATGTAGCCCAAAAACAAGCAAATGACCGCATTAGAGCAAGGCGTGAAGCTGAGTTAAAAAAAGAAAAAGCGTTAATTAAAGCCTTAGAATCTTGGAAACACAAAAAACAAATAAGTGATGAAGAAGCTAATTTAAAGATTAAATTTGTCAAGGCTCATGGCGCTAAAGAGTGGGAAGCAGTATTAAAAATAAAGCTAGACATTGAAAATATGCAACGCAAGGATAATGAAGCATACCAACATGATTTAAAAGCAATTAGACGGGTACAGTTTTATTGTTTTGCGTTTGCCGCAGTAATTGCTTGGTACGCTACTTGGGGGTACAAGTGGTGAATGATGATTTTGACATTTTAATGTGGGGTTGGGTAGTAGCTACAGGGTGGATAGCGTTTGGAATTTATGTTTATTACAATTAGTTACTTATCTTTTTGTTTTAGTTACTGGGGGTCAATATCATGTTTGGCATAGACGATATAGTTGGTGCTGGTTTAAAAATACTAGACAAAGTAATACCTGACCCTGCACAAAAAGCACAAGCGGCACTAGAACTACAAAAATTAGCCCAAGACGGTAAATTGGCTGAATTACAAGCTGATATGAATGAAGCTAATAACATCTCTGACCGTTGGAAATCTGATGCCAGTACAGACAGTTTTTTAGCTAAAAACATCAGGCCGCTTACCCTTATATTTATTCTGGCTGTATATACATTTTTTGCGTTTATGTCCATGCTTGGGCATGAAACAAGGGGCGCTTATGTAGAATTGTTAGGCCAATGGGGTATGTTGGTAATGACCGCATACTTTGGTGGCCGTAGCCTAGAAAAGATTATGGATATGAAAACAAAGGCCAAAGAATGATAGCTAAAGAAAATGTTGCTGGATTTGTCACTATTTGCGTAACTTTTACTTTATGCCTTGTTATTTCTGGCATGGTAATAGCTATGGTTATGGCAGTATTTGACCCTAATATTCCAAATGACCCTATTTTTGCAATTATTGGCCCAGCGTTTCAAACGGTAGTTGGTGGGTTTATAGGTTTAATTACAGGCATTAAGATAGGACAAAATGACGAAACTGACTGAACACTTCACGCTAGAAGAATTAACACACACGGATCACCGTGAGTTTGAAAACACGCCCAATGATGCTGAAATTGCCAATTTAGAGCGTTTAGCTTTGTTTCTTGAGGAAGTCAGAGAAGTTCTTGGCAAAAAAGCCATTACCGTTAATTCAGCGTTTCGTTGCAAGCAAGTTAATGATGCGGTAGGATCAAAGGACACATCACAGCATCGGATTGGTTGTGCGGCAGATATTCGTGTAGCAGGCATGACCCCCGATGAAGTAGTGAAAGCTGTGATCGCATCGGGGATTGGCTATGACCAAGTTATTCGAGAATTTGACCGTTGGACACATATTAGTGTGCCTAGTGTTGCTGGGAGCAATCCTCGCAAACAGTCTTTAATTATTGATAGATCAGGCACAAGGCCCTACGCTTAAAATAATTCCCGAAGATCGACAAACTTCCACAGGTCTTTGGGAACATCGTAAAAATACTCATCACGGGCAACTGCCCTGTTAGGTACTTCAATTAACGGGCAATCCTTAATCTTGTTGGCCCTGATCCAGTAAGCGTGTGTATAGTCAGAAGTTACAACATACATTGTTGTACGGGGATGGGCAAACAGTTTTTCTTTACGCTGGGCAATGTGAATTGTGTCGTATGGGCAAAATTGCATACCCCAATCCCGCACTTCAACTTCTGCAAACCCAATCTCCTGCCCATTTTTGCTCAATACAAGGTCTACAGCGTATTTATCTGGGTTTGGTAAGGCATCGACATACCAAAGGTTTTTAAGCCAGCCAGCGACCGCATTACGGGCAGGTGGATCACACTCATCGTGCAATCGCTGGTCGAACTTTTTATATTGCATTGCCATTTATTACATAGTTAGTGCCAAACACAATAAAACAGATAAACAAAGCCATCAAACCACCTAATATTGCATTTTTAATATTTTGAATATGCCTGTTTTTGCGTTCACGGTGTTGCAACTTTTCGTATTCTGCACGGTCACCCCAGCCTTTATCAATCATGCGCTGGCGTTGCTCAAACTTAGCCTGCACTCGGTAATAATTTTCAGCATCTTTTTCGCTTTGTAACATAGCTATCTCCTATTGAAAAATACGGTAGCGTGGGTGGCAAGTAACTTCTACTGGAACATCGCTCATAATGCCGTTAATTCTGCGTTTGGCGGTAATAACTACTGGGCGTGTGCCAGCTTCTTCACACTCAGTAATGCCTAAAATAACTGCTTGACGGTTCATGTGAAACGCTTGTTTGTCAGTTTCTAAGTTGACATGAGGCGGTGGATCAAAAGAACTACAAGCGGCTAATGCTAATGGGGCTAATAAAAATAAGTATTTCATGGTTTTCCTTAGTGGGTGGCAGGTCAAGGTCTTTTTGTATAACTGTCGCTTCGTATAGCCGTTGCCGAATAGTGTCAATGACCTGCCGTTGATTAACGGGCTGTTACTTTAAGTGTGATAACTGCGGTGGTTTTGGTGTGCTTTTCAATTAACTCTGTTGGCACATTGAATTCTGCAAATACAGCTTTGTTATCTACAGTTTTGCGCTGTGACAAAGTTACGCAAGACTTGTACAAGTTACCTTCTACATGGCCTTCACCAGCGTTTTTAAGGTTGTTCTTGATGATTTCTGCTTGTGCTTCCAAGTCAGCGATCTGAGCCAACAACATACCTAACTGGTCTACTTCTGTAATCTGGATGTCTAAAACTTGCATTTGAATCTCCTTATCTATCTCACTCCCCAATGGAGTAACTCCAGTTTAGTTAAGTTATCTTAACATTGCAAGCATTATTTTATAGGGATATACCCTAATATTGTGGAAAAGCAACAGGGCAACATTTGGCAGTTACAAGCTGTTAGGTTGAAAGCCGCAAAAACCCTAACTTACTGCATCCTGTTATGGCGGCTTAACGCCCTTAGATGGTGGGTCAGCAGTCCCGTGAAGGAGCATAGATTGTGTCTATTACTGCCGCCCATACCCCATTATATTCCGTTCTTGATCTGGTAGACCCGTAGCAGATGTTCAAAGCACTCCCAGCCCTTTTGAAGCTGATCCTGCTCTACTTCTATTAATTTGACCTCATTGGTAGTGCCGTTGACAAACACAATGGCGCATCTAGCTGTTGGCATACCCAGACCCTCACGGTAAGCCGCTAATTGCATCTCATGCTCAAAGTAAACATCTACTTTTTCAAGGCTGGTGTCCTTGGTCTTGAAATCAACAATAAAGCCTGTTTTAGCCATTAAGTCACATTTGCCACCATAACCTAGCGGATGGCCAAAAGAACGCTCTGCAAGCCAAGGCTGTTCTCCAAAAGCGTCTTTAAGGGCTACATCAATGTTATCCAGATACGCAGGCTTTTCTGGCATATACATCTGCTCAAAATAGCCCTCAATAATGGCGTGGATTTTTGTACCCCGTTCTGCCGCTTCACGACCTGTTGCTTTACTGTCCTGCATTACACGGGCCAGCCATTCCTGTTCTGCCTCACCCTCTGCTCTAGGCAAGGTTAAAGCCGCTAGGAGGACTTGTTGCTGTTTCCATGTATCAAGGCCTGCTTTCGATAGCTGTCCGTTAATTGTAGTAACACTTGGCAAAAGTCCGAGTTTCCGTGCGTCACGGAGCGTTGTTGGCCGTTCCCCAGTTTTGCCGATAATTGTATAGGCTGGAGTACCCTCTTTTGTGTACCAATGACCATTTTCTTGTACCTTTTCTTTAACTATCATGTGTGCCTCAGAACGGAATATCGTCAACAAGCGTATTGTCATTAGCTACAGGTGCTTCAGCATCCCTAGCTTTTTGGCCACGCCATTCAGATGATTCCGTAATCTTTTCACGATAATACTTTGGCAACGCATCGTACTTAGCTTGGTCAAATTCAGCTAACCAGAAATGCAACGGTGGGTTAATGCCTTCTGGCTGGGCGTTACGCAAAGCTGACGGTACAGGGCTAATGCCGCTAATGTTGGCGTATTTGCCATCTTCTGAATGAGTAATATTAACCATGCAAAAGCGGCCTAATAAACCTTTAAGATCAAAGTTTTTACGATCTTCTGCGGTCATTTTTTTATTGCCCCAAGCCTCTAAATCTTGGCGTAATCGTGCTTGATCGCCTAAACTGACTGTGTATCGTTTGGACACGATTAAAGGCTTTCCATCGTCTGTTTTTAACGGTAAGCCAGCATCATCGTCACCGTGAAGTTCCCAAGTAAATACAACCTTGTGCATGATCTTGGATTCGCCAGCCCATTCTGTAGATTGGTGGCCAAGGTCAATAATGCTGTATAGCCGTGCCATGTGCAGGCCAGCAGGAGCAATCTTAAATTCTTTACTGTTATCTGAAATAATCATTACGCTCTCGCATTTCTGCCAAAAATGGCTGTTGGTGGAATATCAAACAAAATACCCTCAGAAGTCACAACCGCTTTAGTTGGTGTGCTTTCAGTAAATGATGGCAATTCAGGTCTGTGGGTAATTTTAAAATTAAACCGTGAATTTTTGTTTTTGTTGTTGTTATATAAACTCCAACCGCCAGCCAAACTACGGACAACCAATACACGCTTTGGACTGCTTTCAAAGTCAAACAACACATCAACCTTATCGCCTTCAATAAAACGAGCTTCTTTAATTAGCTTTGCTGAAATTGAAAACCGCAAGCTGTAAACAACTTGACCTGTTTTAGCAACGCTTTTATCTGTTGCTAAAGCTACATCATGGTCAATAGGTGAACGGCCACGACCGCCTTTACCACCGTATTTTTTGTTAAGTTCTAACGCTGAAATAAAACTCATTTTGCACTCCTAAAAATATTTGAAAATTCGTTAATAACATCACGCAATAAAGGATTGACATGGCTATTACGGGGTAGTCCACAGGCGTGGCGTAAGTCTGATATTTCTGCTTGGGTAATAAAGACACCATCTTCTAGGTCTTTAAAGATGCGTTCCAAATGTTGTTGGAAGCTGTGAAAGTCTTGATCTTGCTCACTCATACGAGTTTCTCCTTAATTAACACGGCACATTGCCGTACTTAGATATTAAGCTACCTTAAACACTAAAGCAAGAACTTTATTGCAAATATGTTGTTTATTTGTTAAGATAGCTGAATGAATCCAACAGCAATTATCAAACTTCTTGGTGGCCCTACCCGTATAGCAAAGCTGGTAGGCGTATCCGTGCCAGCAGTATCTATGTGGCAGAACGGTGAGATACCAATGGATAAGCTGGTGATCTTGGCCGCAACGCTAGAAAAAGAATCACACGGATTGATTACACGCAAAAATTTATTCCCAAACAATTACAAATTGATATGGCCTGAATTAGTGTGATATAGTTTTATTTATTGAGGACTTGAACACTCGATAGATTAGGGTTTTAGAGGTAACTTTGTGGGTTTAGGAAATGAAGTAAAGAGGCATTTTCTAAACCGTTCAAGCATAAAGCTACCCCTAAAGCCCTTTTTTATTGTTCATTCCCATTCGTACTCCAAACGATATTAAGCACCTAAATGGGTGGCGTGGAATAGAACATGGGCTGGTCTACACCTGACAGCAAGCCCCGTAGACTTAAATGGGTACTACACAAGTTACAAGGACAATGGTGATAGACAACCTTGTATCGAATGAACATTATCTTCGGAAGCATTAGTTCAGGATCAACTTCTTGAATGGATGAAGGCTTATCACCTTTGGGCAACCTATGGGCAAAAATACAACATATAGGGAAAACACCTACAAAATAATTACAAATAAATGTTGACATGGTTAAGCTACCTTAATAAACTGGTATCACTCAATAACGAGTGAGATAGAAAAAGGAACGCAAAATGAAAACATTTAAATGGGTTGTAGAGTTTGAAGTATCAGAAACTTGGGTTGCTGATGGTTTTGTTATTGACAATTTCAATGCCAAAGAAATGCTTGCCAATGCTTTACCATTTGCGTATGGCAATGAATTTAAAGCCGATGTAATACAAGCCCCGTTTGAAAAAGAAATCCGCAAAGTACAGGGCTACCCAACTTGATCGAAACCATAATGACCGTATTTGCCATTGGTGTGTTTGTCACCTTTGGCACGGTCATGGTAATTACTGCCTTACTTTTATACTGGATAAAAAAATGAACGCTTACGGATTAGCCCAGCATTTGCAGGAATATGCAAACGACATTACTGATTATGATAAAGATTACACAATTCATGCGGCACAGCTTTTAATTTTGCAAGCCGATGCAATTGCTGATCTAAAAACTACTGTCAGTTTTTTAGAAAATGAATGTAAAGCATTACGGGAGCAGGTAAATGAAAAATGAACCAGTAGTGTGGATTAACTTAGATAGATTTAAAGATGAGGCATTGTATTTAGCCGATTGCGTTTCAGAAAACAAAGTGGATAACATGGGCATTACCACACCACTCTACACCCATCCAGCAAAACCATTAAGTAGCGTTGTTGTCGCTAGTGCTACTTGCAGTTGCGGAAAAGTTATGGAAGTAACTAATCTACAACCAGCAAAGACACTAACAGATGAGGAAGTCATGGAAATTGTTGAAGAATCTTATATGCCACAAGGATTGGATAAAAGTAGATACACAGGTTTTGCTAGAGCAATACTAAGAAAGGCACAAGAGAAATGAACTTTGCTGATTTTTATGTTTTATATCCCCGTAAACAAGGTCGTAGGGCGGCTGAACGCAGTTGGGACAGGCTAACCCATCAAGAACAGGAAGATGCGTTTGTAGCGCTTCCTAACCACCTTGCGTACTGGAAGCTAAAGCAGACTGAAAAAGATTTTATTCCACATCCTGCTACTTGGTTAAATCAAGGCCGTTGGGAAGATGAACTGGACATGGAAGTCAAAAAGCTGAAAAAGCCAGAACTGCCTTGGTATTCCAGCGAAGAACTGACCAAAGCTAAAGCCCAAGAAGTTGGCTGTCAGGCTTATGCAGGTGAAGGCTGGCAACAATGGCGAGCAAGAATTAGCCAGAAAATAAAACAAATTGAAGAACAACTTTGATTAGATTAGCAACACTTTTGGATATTCCATACATTGTTTCTTTGTCAAAAAAAGAATCATTGTGCTTAGGCTTTATTCCAAAATCAGCCTACGAAGCCGCTATTACCAGTTTTAAAGGCGGCAAGCGTTGGTCTAATACTTGTAATGACAAACTGTTTGTATGTGAAGAAAATGGTGATTTGGTGGGTTTTGTTATGTTTTCTTATGGAAACCCGTCTAAATGCAATCAAATCTGCATACAAGAAGATGCAAGGTTAATTGAACGTGGACAGGCTTTATTGTCTGCGGCAATAGCGCATGGCAATATGCGTGGAATTGAAGATTTTGCCTGTGGTTGTGCTGATGATCTTCCAAGTAATTTTTTTTGGGGAAGAATGGGTTGGGTAAAAGTAGGAGAACGCCAAGGAATTAGTCACAAAAATACTTGGAAAGAAACAAGTAAACGAAAAGTTAATATTTACAGATTTCAAACAAATAGTCTTTTTACAAATGAATTTGGTTTGATATTGCCAAAAGAAGATGTAACGATTGCTATATGAAAAACAACTCTGAAGATCGGA